TTATTCATAAGTCGCTCAACTCCGTCAAATAGTTGCAAAATCTCCGGGCTTCCAATTGGATAAAAGTCACTTCGGTCAATATGAATGCCACAGTCTAAACATCGCTTTTGTAGAACGGTGTCTTCCATACCCCAACCCCATAGACAAGGATAACCATTCACAAGTTCAAAGTCCCCGCCTTTGATTACGACAATCCCACCAAGAGCATATTCAAATCCATAATAGTGTTTTACTACACCAGGAGTAGTATCATAGGTGAATATATTATGGAAAGGGACGGTATCAATATCGTTGAATATAAAGGTGATGTTTTTATAATCCTCTGGATACTTTTCTTTTACTGCTAGAAACCCTATATTTTTTGTAGCACCACGATTAAAATAACGTGAATCATATTGGTGGGAAAAATAAATCTCATAGTCTTTTTCTTTTGTTTCTTCTTTCTTTGTTTCCTTTTCTTTTTTTGTTTCTTCTTTGTCTAAAGATGTATCTTCTTGACTTTCTAAACAACTTTCCTTGTTTTCAAGAATAAAGTGCATATATTTACAGAAAAAAAACTTCTGTTCTGGTCTTCCTCTATAGGGAACAATAAATACTTTTTTAGGTGGTTGTGGCTTCTTAATCTCTATTTTTTCTTCTGTGTTTTTATTATTTTTATCTTTGTCTTCATTTTTATCCTTGTCTTCAACTATGTTTTCCAAACTTTTGCCATCAACTATATCCAAGTAGCTCATAGTAAATTATATTATATTGAATGTAGTATTATTTTATATTATTTTTATGGAAGTATAACTTATTTTACAATTTTTTTCGGTCTAATATATAGTAGCAAAAGTATAGAAATGTCTGAATACGTTTCTTTATCCAATAAAAATAAAGATAATAGCAGTAAAAGCACTAAGACTAACAGTCCAAAACCTCTAGCTCCTATACTGAAAAAAAAACATAATAAAAGCAACAAAAGAGTAAGTTTTGGATATGTATCTGTACGACACATTAGCCCATTCAAGAACGAAAATAGATCAAACACATTAACAAAGGAAGAATTAAAACAGGCTAGACATGAAGTAAAAATGGAAAAGATAGTAGAAAAAGTGCGTAGAATACAAGAAGAAGAGAGGCAACAGAAACTACAAGAAGAAAGGAAAAAAATGTTACAAAAAGAAAGTAAGAAAATTGATGAAGGAGTTGAAAGGCTTAAAGCTTTAATAAAAAAGGGGGAAGAAGAAGCAAAACAAAGAGAAGAAGAAAGGAAAAAAAATAAAGAAAAAGAAAAGAAAAAATGGGACGAGGAAGTCGAACAAAGAAAAAAAGAGTATGTTGCTTTTCTCAAAAGTAATAAAGAGTATAGTGGCTTTCTCAAGATGTATGAAGAACAAGAAAAGAAAAAGAATAGCACAAACAACGAAAATACTATTACATCTCCCAAAAACAGTGACAAAAATAATACTAAAAAACGTTTCAGTTTTTTCCGGTTTGGTTTTTTTGGTGGGAACCCGAGGATACACACAAGAAAAAGAGGAAAAAATAGAAACACTCATACACATAAAAAACACAAACACAGAGCTTCTACAAGAAAAAATACATTTTCCAAAGTATCCAAACAGTCTACAACAGAAACTAGTGGTTCCACAACACCAGCATGAGCAAAGTAATAGCTTTTTCTATATATATGAGCATTATAACTATTATAACTCAACAACAATTATAATATAAAAATAAATAATAATATTATATTATAGACAATTATTATATATAACTATTTTAAATGAACTTGAATTATAACACCGATATTATAGAAAAAGTAGGACAGGTAGAAACCGTAGACTCTATTCATAGAGATACAAATAACCGTATTTATTCAAGAGTTATACCGTCACAACCTCTTCAACAGTATTTAGATGCTAGGCCTGTTTTGACAAAATATTCTTATTTGCCAATTGTAGACCCAAGAAAAGAATCTACTGTTCCTGTAAAACTATATCCATACAACACTCATACAGTTTTTAACCCTGGGAATGACTGGGCACCTTGGTCTGGTTTCAATGCGAATGCAGAGTCTGAACTAAGAAACCAATTATACGCTCTACAAAAATGTAGTCAGTCTGTATATGTTCCAAACTCGACGAGTGACTTATATGTGTCACCTATACCACCATCACAAATGAAAAGCACTATTCCAGAACATTCTTTGTTATTCAAAGAGGAACAGTTCAATGCTTTTAACCCAGACCCATCTAATCACTTAGGAAAAGGTTTATTTTATGTATCTACCCGTGATAACATGAAAGACTCTTTTGAGGAATAATATGATATAAAAGATTCATTGAAAGCACAAATCAAAGACAAATAAAGTTATATACATATAATTTATATCTTGTTATGTTTTATAGTAATAAGATATATGTCTTGTGTTGAAGAGCTAGTGACCATAAAAGATACAAACGATGAATGTTTGGAACAAGAGGAAAAAGAAAAAGAGAAGGGTTTAAAAAGGATAAGTAAAAATAAAATAAAAGACGATGTCAATTATTTAAACGAACTCAATCTTAATTACTTAATGAATAAAAAGGTATATGGTTCTTATTTAGGACACAAAAAAGATAAAAAGTCATCCATCTCTACAAAAGACAAAAAGTTTTATAGAAAAAGAATACAACAAATTACCAAGGATTTGCTTTATGAAACAGACCCAAACGACACTAGTATAGAACAAAAAGACATAAAAGAAGTGAAATGTTCAAACGAAATAAAAGAAGCATTCAATGTATACCTATCTCTTTGTATAAGATACTTTAAAACAATAGACTATAATGATATTCATCAAGAAATGTTAGGAGTAAACACCGAGTTTGAAAACGATTTGGAAAAAGAAAAAGAAATAATAACAGAAAAAGAATTGATGGAAATAAACGAAAAACATCTGATGCGTTCAATAGTTGTAAACCAACCAACGCTTGACGGATTTGTCAAAAAGAAAAATGTAAAAGTAGAAGAAATAATTATTCCGCACAAGAAAAATATTAATTTAAAAGAACCCTCATTAAAAACAAAAGGTGTAAAAAAGAATATCACCATTAATTATGAAGGCCAAGATGAAAACAAACACAAAAAGACAGAACAGGACAAACAAACATAAAAAAAGTAAGCGTGCTACAAGTAATAAGGTTAAAAGAGTTAGGTTTAGAATAAGTAAACTTCATAATGCCAAGACCAAAAAAATAAATAGAAAGGAGACACCGTTCCATTTGTCCGGAGGATTAGACAAAGTCAAGTGTAGTCCAAAGGAAAAAGATAAGATTAACGGTTTTACTTGTTATACAACAGCCTCTTTGATGAAAATGAAAGACCTTTGGAACTTAAGACATCCAGATGCACAAATTAATGTAAGTGACCCAAAGCAGATTCACAGAGAGTTGGAAAAGAAAATGAGTAATGTATGTAACAAAGAGTCGTGCTGGCTGAAACAGCATTTTGTGTCTGGCAAAGTAGACGGAGAAATGCTTGGCGCGTTTGCTCCTGTTGCTCCAAAAGAATGGAAAAAGAATCCAAACGAATGGTTGTCGAGTGTAGATATAACAAATGTGATGAAGCAATATGAAAAGGCATATAAATGTTTTGAGTTTATTGGACCAACACCGATTGATTTTGACTCCAAGATGTATAATGGTCAATGTGTGTGGAATGAGTTGTGTCATTTTAGTATCCATGAACAAATCAAGAAAGGTAAGACAAAGATTGGTATTATATTCAATACAGACCCACATACAGAAGGAGGACAGCACTGGATAAGTATGTTTATTAATATTAAGAAGAAACAAATCTTCTTTTTTGATAGTGCAGGAGACAAGGTTCCATCGGAAATAAAACGGTTTGCGGACAGAGTGATAGAACAAGGGAAGAAACTAGACGAACCTATTCATTTTCATTTTGACCAAAACTATCCTGTGGAACATCAATATGGAAATACAGAATGTGGTGTTTATTCACTTTATTTTATTATT